CCCGAAATCCGTCCTACCACCATCAGATAAAGCAAAGGTTTGATCCGTTGAAGTCCTGCGGACATAAAGCCGTGGGGTCGTGGTTGTCACCGTCTGATTATCCAAAAGTGTATCAATGCGTGACATGATGGTTTGTATCCGGCTCATGCTCATCGCACCACTTTCAGTATCCCACACAGTTATTCTGTAGTTAGGCGTGGTGAATACACGAGCGCCGCACAGGGTGTCTTCGTCATCACCGCTGGCACCAGCTCGACTAAACACCACGTAAGGCACCTGCACCGGCCTTCGGGATATTGGGTCGGTCTGCGGGGCTACGGTGTTATAGATGCCCATCTGAAAGCCGTTAGGTTGGTTATCAGGAGCAAGCAAACCCAAGAGCGTAGCATCGCCGCTTAGGGTTTCGTAAATCCATTGCTCAATCACTGCCGGTTCGTATGCCATTACTTACCCTTCAGCACCACGGTTAGTGCTTTGACAAATGCCGGTTTGACGTGCTGTAAGGCTGGATCTAGAAACGGTCTCGGCGGTACCGTGTTGCCACCTTTCGATGTCCATCCAAGTTCCAGCGGTACGGCATACTTTGCCATCGCTGACACTTCGGCACTGGTAGCCGTAAGCATCCGGTGCATGATGCTGTTAGCAAGAAAGCCGGTATCGGAGTTAGGCGGTGAGCCTGGAGGGCTTGACCAATGCCCCTTGTCGTACTCACGATACTTACCGCTTGATGTCTTGATGCTCCGCTTTGCGGTGCCTTCAACGTCTGCCGCAGCTTTACCCACGATCTTGTTTATCTTGGCTAGGTTGCGCTTGTACTGGTCTATGCCGGTAGTCTTTAGGGATACGGTTACGCTCATGGTGCCAGCACCTGTATTTGTAAAGGGCCAAAGCGCCGCACCGTGGTTGACACCGTGAAGGAAACCGTTAGCCGGATGTCTGCCGCTGTCGGGTAAGCCGCCGGGTTCAAGACCGACAAGATGCCTTGTGCGCTGTACTGCTTTGTCAAGGTCACCGAACCACTGCCAAAAGAGTACGATGCCCCGGTCTGGATGTTGGTGAAGGTAGCACCGAGCGTGCCGGTAGTGATGTCTACCGGGCTGCCCAACTCATCAACCAAGCGAACAACGTAGGAGTGCCAGTCTCCGACCCATGCGGAGACTTGCACGACCTGCTGAGGGTCTTCAGTCAAATCAAAGATAAGTGCCATTAGATGTCCCTCACATAGATGCGGAGTGGGCCGAACACCTGCGTATCAGATGCCCCGGTGGTTCTTGTAATCGTTGCAGTGTAAGTGCCAGGAGTGTTCGTTACCGTTGTATCAATGGTAAAGGTAGCACGTCCATCAGCTGCATAGGTTGCCGTACAGGCGTACGTGTCTACCAGCGTTGCACCAGTGTTGTAGACCTTAGCCGTAACCGTTGCTGAGGTGATGTCTATCCCTGAGCCGTTGTTGTCTACACACTGAATGTCGATTCCGTGCTGTGCGCCGGTCTGAATGTCAAGCGGATCAGATGCCCCCAAGCCATCAGCCTTGACCTCAAAAGGCCCCATGCGAACCAGCGCGGCAGAGGTTACCGGGGTAACCAGTTCGGCGTTCACGTACTGCCCAAATGTACCGGCTGTAGTGTGGCTTGCCCTTGCTTCATCCCACACCGCTGCGGCCGTCTGCGCTGCCGTCAAGCCACCACTACTCAGCGTGACCGTCAGCACCGCGCCATTCGTGCCACTTGCACCACGCACCACAATCGTGACATCAGATGCACCAGCAGCGAAAGCGGCGTTAGGAACATCCAAACGATACACGCCCGGCACAGCACTAGAATCAATCTCTGCAAAGCCACCTGATGTCCACGCGCCTGTTGCTGTCTGCGTGACCAGCGTTATAGCCACCGGTGCGCTTTGATTGCGGACGTAGTATGCCGCTAGACCAGAGGTGTTGAATACTAGCCCTGTAGCACCGAGGTAGAGTTCGATGCTTTGCGATGTGCTTGCTGGAGCGATTGTGATGGCTGTTTGCGTTGGAGTTATAGGGAAACCAATAACATTGTTACGAGCGGTATACGTGTATGCACCCATACCTAGCAGGGATTGATACCACGTTACTCCGTCTATGTCGGTTGCTGGTGCGCCTGTTGCTGTACCTGCTCCAAGTAAGCGGGAGCCAAGGTATGGTCCGTTTACGGAAGGCGCAGGTAATCCAACGATTGCACTGTAACCGTAGTCTAAACCGAATGCACCAGCATAGAAACTATTAGCACCAACCGTAATCGCATTTGTAGAGCCGCATATAAAATTATAGTTTTCAATTAATGAACCGGCTACATTTGTCCATAAGGTAACTCCATTACTCATATTTATACATACAGAATTGTAAATAGTAGTCGGATGCGTAGTGTTACTTTGATAAAGCTGAGTTGTAAAATTGGCATATGCAGTAAGGTTATAAATGGAGATACCTCCTGCATTTGTATTATTCCCAGCCGAACCATTAAAATTCTGTAGTAATGTAGTAAAACAAATACAATCAGTGATTGACATATTCAGATTGTAATTTCCAGAATGAAGTCCTCCATTGAGGTCTATTGAATAATTCCCAATATTAAAAATACATTTATTAAAAGATGAATTTGAAGCAACACCTACCGTGGTTACAATGCCAAATCCACGACTCTGCTTACTTACGAAAACACACTTTTCAAATGCCCAGTTTACAGAAGAGGTAACGGTAAACGCATACGTGCTAGTTTGATAGGCTTCAAAATATATGTTTACAAACGACCAGTAACTTCTGCTAGACACAGTAAGCAAAGTTGCTGCTGTCGGGTTTGTTACATCGTTTAGATAGTTTGTGACCCGCACAATACCTGCTGCTATACCGCCGATGTTTTGAGTACCTAAAGGGTCTCCAATGAACTGAATTGTATTACCCGCTGTACCAGATACTCCGAGAGTAAATGTTCCACGATATGAACCGGGAGCGAGGTAAACAATATCTCCAGCACCAGCGGATGACAACGCTGTAGCCAAGGATGTAGGCGCAGCAACAGTACCGGGATAAGCCGCCGACCCTACAGGACTTACATATGCTGTAGCCATTAGTTACTTACACCCTTCACAATCTCAGCAGCCATATATACAGTAAATTGCAAAACAATTTGATTCTGAAATTCAGAAGGCTGTTGATTGAACCACTGGAATACCGATGTCCCATTAGGTCCAAAGTCTCCAAGTTTCACGCCATCAAAAGAATAAAAATCACCGTAGACAATCCAATCAGGGTTAGGTGAAGTTACCTGCTCGATGCGTAGGTTCTGGAAGTTCATTTGCCCACCTTCAAACTGTTAGGCTGCACACCCTTGAACGGCATCGTAAGGAACGCCAGCACACTAGACACCGCAGCGGAGACACCCGCCGCTATCGCCTTGCTCCCGTAGAGTGCCAGCACTGCGCCGAGCTCGCTGATGTCGTGTGCTTCGCTTGTGCGGATGCCATCGCCGAAAACGGAAGTAAATGCAGCTGTAAAAGCCACGATCACAACGACCACGAGTCTCTTGATTGATATGCTGTTCATCTTTGTATGATCGCCTCCAAAGCGCTGACCTTGTTCTCAAGTTTACCGAGCCGTTGCTCGATGCGGCGCACTTCCTGCTGCTGTCCATCGAGCGTCGAGATGATGTGTGCCACCTGAGTCTCCAGTCGCGTCAGCCTGACCTGTATAGCCACCCATGCGGCACCGATACTAGTAACGGTTATAAAGGCCTGTATGCCAATGGGAACCCACGCCTCTGCCGTCATGATGTACGCTCCACTAATCCAACGTGCTGCACAAGCAACTCCGTCTGCCCAAAGTCTGACCCGATCACATCGTAATAACGGGCATCATCACCCACCCGGTAAACCCTATCCTGCGGCATTACGTCAGCACCGACAGCGACTATCAGCGTCCACTGTGCAGATGACTGGATGCCACCGCCTACAATGCTCTCTGTGTCTGATTGGTTGGTTAGCCTGCCGTTGTACTCGGCAACCTTGCGCCACGTCTCTGTAGCACCGCCCCTGCCGTCTTCGGTAAGCGTGAAGCGATGTATTTCTACCCGGTCTTGGCACAGGTTGCGTACCATGCCAGCGCTAATGGTTGCGCGTAGGATAGGGCTCATGCGAACACCAGTGGGCGATATCGTTCTGCCATCGAAAGGCAGTGTGCTTTGAGTTGGGAAAGCTTCACATCGGAGGTGCCTTCTTTAGCATCGATGTCACTAGCGCAACGGCTTGCTTTGATTAGCCAACCCTGCCGGGTGGCTGTCCTTACATCGTAGCGCTCCACGTTAGCAGGCCCCATGTCTACCCATGTAAGCCGTGGATTAGATGCGCCATCCTCAATACTGAAGCCTTGAAACTGGTACGCAGGGTAGACCGGGTAATCGGGTTGTGTCGTGCCTGATGTACCAGCAACGCGGCATTCATAGACCCGCCCGTTGGGCGTTGTAGGCACTACACGGTCACCAACAGAGTAAGCCGTGCTTACAGCCCAAGTGGTGAACCTGGAGTAGGAATCCAAGATGCTCCCTATATCGGTGGTGGACATCTGCGGATAACTTTGGGCATCCACAAAGAGGGATACCTGCGCTATCGCTTCGGCTCGTGTCATCATGGCTTCACTATCCCACATGACAAAAGACCCCCGGCACGTCTGCCGAGGGTCTTGACTGCGTGGCTACGCTTCGGGTTAGGAAGCGGTGCTTGTTGCGAGGACGATGAGCGAACCAGGGACACGGCTGGATGCAGTCGCGTTCACGTTTCCAACGTCATGTGCATTGAATGCGAAACGCTCGGTTGCCTTGTAGGTAAGAGCGTCCTCAACGAACTTGACCTGATCGGAAACCTCAACCGTCATTGCACGGCGGTCACCGAAAGCCACACCCTTTGTAAGGTCGCCAAGGATTGCAACC